TCAACTTCGGTAAGAAGAAACCTGATATCAAACAATATGCTATAATAGGAATTGTATTATCATCTATTATTGCAGCACTCTCCCAATGCACTGGAGTATCCGAAAATGGACTATGGGACTTATTGGATGAGATTCAAAGAAAATATTTCCCACAAACTATTCTTAATGAGTTTATACTTAAAGATCCTGAAAAACTGAATCGAAGAATTATCAGAGACGTAGATAAAGCAATTCGTGATGTAACACCAGAGTATGATCGGATTATTTCCGATTATAACCAGAAATTCAAACCAAAGTATCTGGAAGAATCAAATGATGAGACTTTATGTCATACTGATGAATGCAAAGCACTTGCCCCACCAATGAGAATCTGTGCTTCTTGGGTTGACAACTGTACTCAGGACTGATAGAATACTCTTATGTCTCAGTAGTTCAGATGGATAGAACAACAGCCTTCTAAGCTGTGTGTCGCAGGTTCGAGTCCTGCCTGAGACGCTTGGAGTATAATGCTCCATATATAAAAGTGATAGAGGGTAAGTCACTGTTATATCCTTATGAGATATATCACACTTACTCCATCATGCCGTTGATAGTCTAGTGGACAGGACAGGCAGACAATGCACTTGGAGTTCGGGTTCGATTCCCGATCAGCGGCAAACATGGGCGAATAGCTCAGCGGTAGTAGCGTCTCCTTTACACGGAGGATGTCGGGGGTTCGAATCCCTCTTCGCCCACTTATAAATATTTCAAAAAGATAATGGACGAGTTATACCAACTACTTCATAAGGCACAGACAAGTCTCTTTTGTTTATTTCAAAAGACTTGGGTATATCATTGGAATGTTGTAGGTTCTGACTTTTATCAACTTCACGAATTGTTTGGTGAACAATACAATACAATGTTTGGTGAGATTGATAGAATTACTGAGCACATGCGTTATCTTCGCATGAAAGCAATTGGGCCTATCAGTCGTGTTATTGAAACTTCAGATCTGCCTGAAGCATCTAATTCTCCAACTGCAGAAGCAATGGTAAGTCAATTGCTTGCAGATAATAAATCATTCTGTGATATGTGTGCTAAAATTTCTGAAGAATCAGAAAAACAAAAGTCTTATGCGACTGCAAATATGATTCAAGATCTTATGGAGTCGCATGGTAAGTTTGTTTGGATGTTAAGATCGTTTTTAAAGGAATGAGTCATGATCTCCATAAGATGCAAAAATTGCAATAAAGAATTATTAGGACACGCAACGAAAGCAGTATCTTGCGGTTGTTCAAATATGGCAACAATTCGTGGTGATAAGATTTCTGCAGTTGACTTAAGTAAGATTGTTATGTTAAACTCCGGAAAGGAAGTTAAAAAATCTTCCGTTCTTACAAATGAAGACATTGCTTGGCAAGAAGCAAGACGCCAACGTAAAGTAAAACGTTTGGATTTTGAGATTCGTTGAATCTCTTCTGGAAAGAGTCCGGTTGATCGAGGACACCGCCTTGAAAGCGGCTGGGGTTAACGCCCTCGCAGGTTCGATTCCTGTTCTTTCCGTTTTAATATTTTCTTCAACACTTTGTTGAAATCAAAACATAGTTGACTAGTTTAGAGTACTCTCTATCATAACTAGTAGTAATCAACCTTAACCGTATGGATCAGCACACCTACGATAATTGGGTGAAGATTAAGGCAACTTTTGAAGCCTCTGGTAATACAAATAATATGTTTTACCGAAGAGCGTGTGAAATCGTCAAAACCAAAAAAGATCCTTTGGATAAATTATGGGGTGCAAAAAAGAATGAATAAAGAATTTGATGAATTGGTGAGTCGTAGTGAAGTCCAGGAGATGATTGATGCTGCTATACGAAGGCACAATCGGAATGCTTCCATTATTTCTATGTGCGTTGGTTGGGTTATCCTTTCTTTATTTGCTGAAGGACTGCTGAGACTTGTAGGTGTTATTCCTCCCATACTGCCATGGTTAAACATTACCCTGAAATAATCGGTATTGTTTTCTTGTTGGTGTTTGCTGCCACAATGTTTTATCAAGGAACTTGTATTATACGAAATCAAAGAGGATACTCTCTTCGTGATTATATGAAACAGGATAGTATAAACATGCGTAAAAGAATCGAAGAACTACTCAAAGACAAATGATAGTTTTTACGGAAGAAGATTTAAAAGAACTGCAAGAAAGAGTTCTTCATCAAAAAATGGAAGAATTTTTTGAAGAACCCTCTACATATGAAGATGATGACGACGGCTGATTGGATAGAGTTCATTGAGTTTTGTACAAAAGAACTTTACTTTTTTATTGCTTTTATGTGTGGACTAATAATCGGATACATTGTTGGTTTTAGAAACGGAGGGATGTAATGAAAACTTCTATATCTGCAACCATACTTTTTTTAGCAATCACTCTATTCATTCAATGGGGTATCACACATGCCTACCCACATTAAACAAAGATATAGTTTTGCGATGACTTGTTTTGTGAGATCTTATGGTAGAAGTGTATTAAATGATTCTTATATCAAACAGTTTTGTAGAGAATGGGCTCAATGGGAAGTAGATGCTCCTCTTGATAATACTGTAGATCAATATTTTCATTACGAATACAAGAACTGGAGGGGAATATAATGTTTCATGTTGTAGAATTTGTATTAAATAGTTGGGTAGGACTTTTTATTATTGGAGTATCCTTGACAACAATTCCAGTCTTGGGTATAATGGCCGTACATCAAAAGAAAAATAACCGGGTTTAGCGCAGTTTGGTAGCGCATCTGCTTTGGGAGCAGAGGGCCGGGGGTTCAAATCCCTCAACTCGGACTCATAAAACTTACTTTATGAACATGAACCAAGAAATTATTGATTTGGAATCTTATACAGTCGAAGACTTTCAAAAAGATTTTGATACTCTAATTAATAGAGTTCAAAATGGAGAATCATTTTTGATTAAAAGTGAACATGGAGAAGCAATCATAGTTCCTTATGAAGAAGTTGTAAAAGTATTTGAAGATGCTGGTGTGGATGAAGAATTGATACGCATCCACACTAATCACGAAGAAGGATCGTAAGTTTGTGGGAGTATAGCTTAATGGTTAGAGCGGGCTCCTTATAAGGGCTTAGTCTGGGTTCAACTCCCAGTATTCCCATCGCTCCTTTAGCTATCTGGTGAAAGCAGCGAACTCATAATTCGCCTCAGGTGGGTTCGATCCCCTCAAGGAGCACTTGACTTTTTCCTTCATTTCCACTATAATACCTAAGTCAACATTCAAAACAATGTCTCTGATTACTAAGTTCAAGAAAGACGTTAGCACTCTGCGTTCTGCTGCTAATGGTGAGTTTTACCTTGATGTAAAGAATCCGAAACTTTATAAAAAGGTTCGCCGCTTCTACGAAAATAACGGCGTTGTATTTTCTGGTGATCCTTTGGATGATTATGATATCCTTATGGATTGCATTCTTCAAGATCTTGAAACTGTTGAGGTCGCATGATAACAACAAGACTTCCCAAGGTTCTTTTGGAACGTGAAGGATATCGATTTATTGAAGCAGGTATTCTTGAGATAAATGGAAAACCAGATTATCGTATGCAAAAGAAAGACTATTATACTCAACGATGGAATGACATTTATCTTTTTGATAATGTTATGCAATGTTCTACTGCAATGGAAGATATTGAATATGCAAAATGGTTAGATCCAGATCGAGTTCCTTGTTATATAAAAGATAGTGAAGAATTTTGGGAAGATTGAAAAACAAAACAATTATTATTGATAATTGTTTAGAATCATCTACTGTTTTAGATTTCAAAAATAATTTAAAACAGGATAATATTCCAGTAACATGGTACATGAAAAAAGATAATCACTTATACAGTGATTATTGTAATCTTCTTTTATTACAGTGCCAAGATTATTATGATCTTTCTGACTGCATTGGGTATGAATTTTGGACTCAAAATAATACCCGACCATCAGATTGGCATTATGATAAAGATGAAGAATACTTAAATAATACTGGATCTTTTAAATTTCCAATATGTTCCATAGTTTATTATCTCAACGTTGATAATATGACTGGTGGTCTTTTGCATTTAGAAGATTGTATTATACTTCCAAAAACAAACAGAATGGTTATTTTTCCTCCAGGAACTATGCATTATGTCGAAGAATTTACTGGTAAAAGAACTTCTATTCTAGTAAATCCTTGGAATTATAATTTAGTCTCGGAATGACATTAAACTTGTCCTGGTGGAGTCAACAAGACCCTTTAAAAATGCTAATGTCTAAATCTAGTATCCTAAGATATCTTGGGAATCTTCTTCTTTTACTTGGTTATCAAATCATGCTATGGGGAAGTTTTAAATATGGTTTGGTTATTAAGTTTATCGGGGGACTTCTTGGTATTCCTTTTGCGATCAAACTTAAACTTTGGGATGTGCTATTTCTAATAGTATTCTTTGGTATTACCGAGATATCAAAATTAACTCAACTTTTCTTGGTTTCTTAAAATCAAGTGGTGGAGTCAATCTGACCCCTTCTGGTTTCTTGTTTTCCCATTAAAAAATAAGTGGTGCGGATGGGACTCTCTCCCGCCTGGTTTCCAATTTCCAGTCAAAGAATTGGTGGCGAGCCTGAGTTACCAGAGAGGGTTGACAAACCCTCTTTTTTTATGTAATATATAGAAAAAGATTTGAATTGTTTTATGAGTCAATATAAGAAAACCGCACTGGTTCTTGGTGCGGGTGGCTTCATTGGAAGTCATATGGTTAAGCGTTTAAAATCAGAAGGATATTGGGTTCGTGGTGTTGATCTCAAACGTCCCGAATTCTCTGAATCAGAAGCACATGAATTTATTCTTGGTGATCTTCGTGATATTCATTTTGTTGAGCGAGTAATTCAGTATAAAGGGCCTTACTGCAACTTTTATAACTTCGTTGCTAGTAAGTACATTGATACTTTTGATGAAATCTACCAGTTCGCTGCTGATATGGGTGGTGCTGGGTTTGTTTTCACTGGTGAAAATGATGCAGATATCATGCACAACTCGGCAACTATTAACCTAAATGTTCTTGAAGCACAGCGTCAACTGAATGACTTTAAAGAAGTAAATAAAACCAAAATTTTCTACTCTGGTTCGGCATGTATGTATCCAGAGCATAATCAACTTGATCCCAATAATCCAGATTGCAGTGAAGAATCAGCATACCCAGCAGCACCAGACTCAGAATATGGATGGGAAAAACTCTTCAGCGAACGACTCTATTTCGCTTTTCATCGCAATTATGGTATCCCCGTTCGTGTTGCTCGCTATCATAATATCTTTGGACCTGAAGGCACCTGGCAAGGAGGACGTGAAAAAGCTCCAGCAGCAATTTGTAGAAAAGTTGCATATCTTCCGGAAGGTGGTGGGACGATAGAAGTCTGGGGCGACGGCAAACAGACTCGTTCATTCCTTTATATTGATGAGTGTATTGAAGCAACACGTCGTATGATGGAGTCTGACTTTATTGGGCCAGTTAATATTGGTTCTGAAGAAATGGTTACGATTAACCAACTTGTCGAAACTGCTGCAAAGGTTGCTGGTAAGTTTGTTGATAAAGAACACATTCTCAGTGCTCCTTTGGGAGTACGTGGTAGGAATAGTAACAATAATTTAATTCGAAAGATGTTAGGATGGGACTACTCCATGACTCTCGAAGAGGGTATTTCTAAAACATATGCATGGATCAACGAACAAATTCAAAAGGAGAATGAACAATGAATCGTATTTCAGATTATGCAGAACTTGAAAATAGAATTGTCAAATGGTTGAGTGATTATGTCATTGCAAATAATATCAAAGCATTTGTGATTGGGGTATCTGGTGGGATTGACTCTGCAGTTTCATCAACTCTTGCCGCAAAAACTGGACTTCCAGTGTATGCTCTTGGAATGCCTATTCATCAAAAAGAAGAACAAGAGGTTCTTTCTGATGTTCATTTGAAGTGGCTTGATAATAACTTTGAGAACGTTGCAGTTCTAAAATATGATCTTACTGAAGTCTTTGATATCTTCAAACAAACTATGAAAGGTTATGGGGAAGACACTCATGCCCTCGCTAACAGTCGCTCAAGGATTCGTATGGTAACTTTGTATCAAGTTGCTGGATCTGTTGGCGGACTTGTTGTCGGTACTGGTAATAAAGTTGAAGATTATGGTGTAGGATTTTATACTAAATATGGTGACGGTGGAGTTGATATCGCTCCTATTGCAGATCTCTATAAGACAGAAGTATGGGAACTTGGAAAACATCTTGGAGTTGATCCAAGAATTGTTGCCGCATCACCTACTGATGGACTTTGGGATGACGGAAGAACTGATGAAGATCAAATCGGTGCTTCTTATGCTGAACTTGAAGAGGCAATGGAGACTGGTTCTGGGCCAGGACTTGAACCACTTCTTAAGTTTAGTCAAATGAATCAACACAAAATGAATCCTATTCCTACATTTAAACTATGAAAGTTGGAGTTATCGGAGCAGGCAGACTTGGTATTTGCTTTGCTCTCTTGCTTGAAAAAGCAGGTTATGAAGTTATTGCGTCAGATGTCAGAGAAGACTATGTTGCTTCTTTGAATGATGGAAGTATTCAAACAAATGAACCGTTGGTTCAGGCAATGCTTTCTAAAGCAAAGAACTTTAGAGCAATCACAGATAACATAGAAGTTGTTCGTGAATGTGATCTAATCTTTACTCTTGTCGCAACTCCTTCACTTCCTGATGGAAGTTATGATGTGAGTTGTGTGTGGCAGGTTGTAAAGGATATTCAGGAGGCAAATATTCCTGTTCATGGTAAGTCTTTTGTTATTGGATGTACAACCAATCCTGGAGATTGTGATAACTTCCAAGCACAACTGAATGCTTATGGTGTTGATGTTTATTATAATCCCGAGTTTATTGCTCAAGGATCCATTGTCAAAGATCTGCAAAAAGCAGATATGGTTTTGATTGGTGGCCCTGATGGAAAGCACAAGCAAGATTTGTTTGATATCTATCACAAAATTCAAACGACTCCTGTAAAGATTAACTTTATGTCGCCAAAGGCAGCAGAGATTGTTAAACTTGCTGTTAATTGCTATCTGACTACCAAAATCAGTTATGCGAATATGGTTGGTGAAGTTCTGACTCTTTCTGGATTAGAACATGAAATCAAACCAGTTCTCAAAGCAATTGGTGAGGATACAAGAGTTGGAAGTAGGTATCTGAATTATGGGTATGGTTATGGAGGCCCATGTCTTCCAAGAGACAATCGTTCCTTTGGTGCATATGCCCAGAAGTTAGGACTGAAGTATAACCTTGGACTTACAATCGATAACTTTAACAATGAACATGCTGAGTTTTTGAAGAACTATTTTATTCAAAAGAACGAAAGGAATCTTCCCTTCTGCTTTCATTACATCACATATAAAGAGGGAACAGACATTCTCACCGAAAGTCAACAGTATCGTCTGTGCTATGATTTGATTAGTGCAGATTATAAAGTGTATATTGTTGATTATGATTTGATTGATATTAAATCGATAGAGCAAATGAAAAAGATGTATGGGAATAAAATTGTTTTTGGTACTCCTAACGAGGAAGTTTTTTGGGTTGAGTTATGATTGGTTATAATCGTCTTGGTGTTAATGGAAGATTTGGCAATCAACTCTTTCAATATGCAGCTCTTCGCGGGATTGCTGCAAAGCATGGATATGAATGGTGTATTCCTGAAGATGGCACTCGAACTGCCAACTATGGGATGCATCATCCATTCAAACTCAAACATCTGAAGCGTTCATGTCTCGTACCATTTCCAACAAAGAGTGAATCTTGTTTTCATTTTGATGAAGATCTATTTGAAAACTTTCCTGACAATACGAATCTGGATGGATATCTTCAGAGTGAAAAGTATTTTAAGCACATTGAAAATGAAATCCGTGAGGACTTTGAGTTTATTGATGACATTCTAAATCCATGCAAAGAATTCATTAATCAGTTTGAGAAGATCATCTTTCTTCATGTTCGTCGTGGAGATAATGTCGGAAGAGAACATCTGCATCCAGTTCCAACACTCAAGTATTATGAGGAAGCTTTAAAGCACTTTGATGATGATGCAATGGTTTTGATTTGTACCGATGATGTTGAATGGTGCAGTCAAGAAGAATTTTTTTCGGGTGAAAGATTTCTAATCAATAATAACGTTGAACGATATTCTCATAAGTGTATGGAGGGTGATGGAGTATATCGCAACTCTTCAATTCCTTATACTGATTTGTGCTTGATGAGTTTGTGTAATGGTGCTATAATATCTCCAAGCACTTTAAGTTGGTGGGGAGCATGGTTGCAAAAAGATAGAACAAATCCTATCATTGCACCTGATCCTTGGTTTGGGCCTGAATTGGCAAAAGATAACGATACAAAAGATTTGATTCCTGATGATTGGATTAAACTATCTTGGTAGAATGGGACAACTGGGAAACCAGATGTTTCAGTATGCTGCAATTAAAGGTGTTGCAAAACATAAAGGATATCAGTTTACGATTCCTGATCACAATGAAAAAATTCGAGATAATCTTGGTAATATTCTTCGAATTGAATTGTTTGATGTATTTGACATTAAACCAGACAGCACTGGATATCTATTAGCTAATAGTAGTTACGCTGAAAAACATTTTCATTTTGATGAAGATATCTTGGAGAAGTGTCCTGATGGAGTTTGTTTGGTTGGATATTTTCAATCGGAAAAATATTTCAAACATATTGAAGATGATATTCGAAGTGAGTTTACATTTAAAAAAGACTATCTGGAAGCATGTGAACCACATCGTCCAAATGTAAAGGAATCCATTGCACTTCATATTCGCAGAGGAGACTTCTTGATTAACTCTGCAAATCATCACAATCTTTCATTGAGTTATTATAAAAATGCTTTGAAAGAATTCTCCGATGATCAACCAGTTGTTATCTTTTCGGATGATCCTCAATGGTGTAAAGAACAAGAATTATTTTCTAGTGATAGATTTTTAGTTTCTGAAAGTGAAAACTCCTATGTTGATTTGTGTTTAATGTCGATGTGTTCTGATTATATTATTGCAAATTCAACTTTTTCTTGGTGGGGTGCTTGGTTGTCTCACAATAAAAACAAGACTGTACTTTATCCTGATCAATGGTTTGGGCCAAACAATGCAGACAAATCTACACAAGATTTATTTCCCGAAGACTGGAGAATGATTTATGAAAACTGATCTTAAAAATACAACATTCATTGTTCCTCTTAGAATTGATACTGGAGATCGTCTTCGAAACGTTATTCTGTCAACCTCATATTTGCTTCATCATTTTGATACAAATGTTGTCATCAAAGAAGTCGATTCGGAGCGACGTTTTGAGACATATGCTCTTCCAATCATCAAACGTCTAGTAGATACTGCAGGATTGGTTCACATCTTTGAAGAAGAAACACGAACTGATGATGCATTTCATCGCACGAAAGTGTTGAATGATATGGTGATGGAATCAGAGACAGATATAGTTGTGAACTACGACACTGATTTGATTCTCCCTCTGTTAAGTTACACTCAAGCAGTTGAGATGTTGCAAAGTGATTATGATGTTGTATATCCATTTCGTTTTGGAAATCATGGAGAACGTAAAGTCAATCTTGGGTTTACTGTAGAAACTCAAGAGGATATGGATAATTTTGAGAAAGATGAATTCATGTCTAGATTCATTGAAAGTGGATATAACTCTGAATGTTTTGATGATCGATTTTTCTATTATCCAAGTCATCAGGGACAGGGATGGGCTGAATATGGAATGGTTCAATTCTTCAATCGTCAAGTCTATATTGATGGTTACTTGGAGAATGAAGGATTCATTGCATATGCTCCTGAAGATGTTGAGAGACATCACAGATGGAATCTTTTGGGTTATAATATTGGTAGAGTAGATAATCACGCATATCACTTAGAGCATCAAAGAACTCAAAACTCATGGTATCACAATCCACATATGCAGAATAACAATCAACTCTGGGAGTATCTAAAGCAATTGACGAAAGAACAACTCATTGAATACTATGAGAATCAAGATTATGTGAAGGAGAGACGGAAATGAATTGGCATCTAGTATCGTTTGCAAATGATAAATTCAAGGAGAATCAAGAGTTTCTTCATAAGATTCACAGTCAATCGTTTTATCATCACCCATATACTCGTGAAGTATTAGAAACTACTGAGTTCTATAAAGAGAACAAAGATATTTTGGATGAAGAAACTGGTGCTGGATGGTGGATCTGGAAACCTTATGTCATTCTTGATACTTTGAAAAACGCACAGGATGGTGACTTGGTAGTTTACTCTGATTGTGGGGATATGTTTTCTCCAGGACTTAAGTCTTATGCTGAAGGGATGATTGGAGAAGACGATATTTGTCTTCTAATGGTAGGTAATAATAAGAACAAACATTATACCAAACGTGATTGTTTTATCTTAATGGACTGTGATGAGGAAGATTACTGGGAATCCAATCAACTTGAAGCTGGATTTACCATTTGGAAGGTATGTGATGAATCAAAAAGAGTTGTTGAGGAATGGATGAATTATTGTCTAAATCCTCAAGTCATTAAAAATGATTCAAGCACTTTGGGAGAAGAACTTGATGGATTTGTTGAACATCGGAATGATCAAAGTGTTCTAACAAATCTTGCAATTCGTGAAGGACTTTCTGTTGCGGGTTCCGATTATCGTAATTATGTAGAATGTGATTATGATTATTGGTATGAACGAGGTGCTCGCAGTTATGGTAGAGAAATTGATCAGTTTTTAATGAGTATTAAAGATGCATAGTATCGTTCTTACTGTCCATAATAAGGAATGGTTAATTGAAAAGGTAATAGAAGGTATTGTTTACAATACTGTTGAGCCTTATGAGTTGATCATTGTTATTGATGGATGCACAGACAACTCAGAAAAAGTTATTTGGGATACTTTACTTGGCACTCATGTCAAGTATAAGTTTGTTCATGCTCCAGACGTATTTGAAACAAAGGCTAATAACCTTGGCATGAAAATTGCTAGAGGTGATAAGATTATCATTGTTCAGGATGATATGATTATACAAGAGCAAGGTTGGAATGTGAGAATGGAAAAACCATTCAAAGCATTTGATGATGTCTTTGCGGTTACTTCTAGAACTGCTCATAATTGGATTGTGAATCCCAATTCAGTTCATATGGGAATGGAAGAGAATCTTGATGATTGTTGGTGTGATATTTTGGATCATGTTGATCATGCTGGATATCAGCAAACGTTACCAAGAGATGTATTTGCTGTAAGGTGTTCAGTCAATCGTGGCCCATTGATGATTGATCATGAAGATTTAAAGAAACTGAATTATCTTGATGAAGCATTTGCTCCACAAGATATGGATGATCATGATCTTTGTTATCGTGCATATAAAGAACTTGGTAAAGTTGTGGGTGCATACTGGATTCGATATGATAGTGAGGATTCATGGGGGGGAACTAGAGTGTCTGGTAGTCCTGCCCCATGGCTTTTAAAGGCACATCATAAAAATACTAAACTTTTTTATGAGCGTCACCAGGATCTCATAAATACACGGAGAATTATTGAACATCGGGAATTGATTTGATGGAAATTACACTTGAAAGATGGCAACTTGCTCAAGATACAGAGTTCACTCATCACCAAGACTTGAGTGAAGAAGCATATTTTCCCGCTTGCAAAATTATTGCAGAGTATCTTGAGTTTGACTTTGAAACTGATTTTAAAGACAAAGTTATTGTTGAAGTTGGTGGAGGCCCAAGAGGATCACTTCTTCTTACAAAGGGGAACTTTAAAAGAGGTATTCTAATTGAACCTTTAATTGATCGTTGGCCCTCTGAAATTAGAGAAGCATATGAATCGATTGGGGTGGAAATTATTACCGAACCATACGAGCACCTTGAAATTGAAGAACAAGTTGATGAAACATGGTTCTTTAATGTTATTCAACATGTGATTGATCCCGAGGCAATGCTGACTCAGGCAAAAGAAACATCAAATATTGTTCGAGTATTTGAAAGTATTGGAAGTGTAACTGATACAGCTCACCCACACTTTATCACCAAAGAAACTTTTACTGATGTTCTAGGTGAGTTTGGGAAAGTTTATGAAGGTGGATCTAGATCTGGATTCCATGGAGCAGATTGTTATTATGGAACGTGGTATGCGTCTGATAACGTTTAGTCTGTTTGGAAATAATCCTCTTTATTGTGTGGGAGCAGTAGAGAACGCAAGACTTGCAAAAGAAATCTACCCAGATTGGAAAGCAAGATTTTATGTTGCAGAGGATGTTCCAGAAGAATATATAAATCAACTTGAGGACTATGATGCTGAAGTTGTTATCTGTCAGCGTAAAAGTTCTTATGATGGATTAAATTGGAGGTTTCGTCCTTTTTCAGATCAGAGTGTTGATTTTTGGATAAGTCGGGATTGTGACAGCCGTTTAAGTTGGAGGGAACGTAGAGCGGTTGATGAGTGGATGCAGTCTGATAAGTCTGTTCATCTAATGCGAGATTGTCACAATCATGGTTATACAATTATGGCAGGAATGTTTGGTGTAAACAATAAACTTTTTCATTCTCGATATGGTAAACTGAACCTTGATGTGGAGCAAGCGAACAACCGTGAAGATGATCAAACAATACTTCATCATGCTGTTTGGAGTAGAGTCGTTCATGATCATCTATGTCATGATCATTGGAGTCATAATCAACCAGTAGGACAACCCACAACTCAAGCAAGAGATCATGTTGAACATGATCAAGCTTATGGAGTTGGATTGGTTAATTATGTAACTGGAGATGTTCGTAGACAACTTCCGCACATCTATCCACAGAACCAAGACAATCGTCCGTTTCCAGAACATGAACCGATGGAGTATGGCATCTTTGTTGGACAAATCATTGACGAGAATAATCAACCCAAAATGAATACAGACGTTCGTTGGGAATATGAATTACGAGGTATCAATTATGAATGACTTTCTTTATACTTATTCTGACAATACATACTCTGCGAATGGAGAGGATGGAATAAATAAACAACTTTTAAATCATTTAGATATTAGTGAAGGAGTTGTATTGGAAATTGGTGCTTGGGATGGATTCTTTGATAGCAATTGTGCCAATCTATGGGTTGATGATGAAAACTTCAAGGCTGTGTTGGTAGAATCTACTGACAGATTGCAAAGAGAAGTTTTAGAACAGAAATATAATAATGTTGCCTGCTTCAATGAGTTTATTACTAGCGATAATTCGTTAGAAAATATTATTGATAGATGTAACTTTAAAGTAAATAAAAGTAATTTTGTTCTTGCATCAATTGATGTTGATGGTGATGACTTGAACGTTGCTCGAAGTTTGGGGAAATACAAACCAATTATTTTAATTGTAGAATCAAACGGTGATTTGATTGAAAAAAGAAATCCATCTGGATCTAGTATTCAAGAGTTAGTAGAATTTGGTATAGAGTTTGGATATGAATTTATTGGAACGTCTGGATTTGTAGGAAAGCATTCTGGAAATCTTTATTTTGTCCGTAAGGATTACAAATCTAAATTTAAAATTTGTAAAAAACCTTGGATAGAGCGAGGAATTTTATTAAGTGGTGGTGTAGTTTATGAATAAATTTCATGTAATTGGTTCTGGTGCTTGTGGATTTTTGAGAATCCATTACATGTTTAAAGATTCTCCAGTAAAATATAAAGGTGGCGGGCCTAAGTATCAGAATAGTTTTGAAAGATGGAATGAAAATGATGGGTTGATTTGGAACTCTGAATCACTATCTAAAGAAGAAAGATTGAGAAGAGTTTCTCTACATGATACGATTATCAACATTACACATTCATATCTAAAATACGTTCCTGAATTTTTGGAACTGCATCCTGATATGAAATTTTTATGTCTTAGGGGTAGAAGAGAACACTCAATTAAATCTCTTGCTATTTCTTGGGGATATCGTAATCCTTGTTTTGTAAAAGATAGAACTATCGGATTTGGACATAATCGTTGTGCAGTAAGTCAGTTTCCTAATCATAGTGATTGTGATAATGAGTTTATTGCAACCGAGAAATATTGGGATGAATATTATAAAATTGCAAATCAACTTCAAGAACAATATCCAGAAAACTTTTTGATTGCTGATTCTCCCGAGTTCTTTTCCAATACAGAATATCAACTTAAGTGTTTAGGATTTGTAGGAGTTGATATTAGTATTAGAAGTTCATCAAAATCAAAGTACCTTCCAATTAATTTTGATGATTGGACGATTACAACATCACTTCATGGTGGATTGGGAAACAATCTGTTCCAAATGGGAGAAGTAATTTCTTTTTGTAAAAAACACAATCTTCCAGAACCAATATTTGGAACTTGGGATCTATGGAATGGTGGTGACAAATATCCAGCATCATATAATTCAGATCGATTACTTGGTGGACATGATGGATCTCATCAAGATATCAAAAGAACATTTGCAAATTTAAACTGGCAAGGAAGTCTTACTGCATCTTTTGACACAAAGTTTGTTGTGAATGATATGTTTAGATTTTCCGATGTCAATTATTTGAATGAAGTTCGTGAATCATTATCCGTGAATGTGAATACAAAACCAAATACAGCATCTTTGCATTTGAGGTTTTGCACAAGGCCTGCTGATGATCATGTAAATGGATATGTGGACGATGAGTTTTATGTTAAAGTTTTAAATCAACTTCCAAAGAAAACACAAGTCTTTATATTTTCTGATGATAATAACAAGGCTAAAAATAAACTAATGTGGTTCAGGCAAAATTTTGATCTTCAGTTTGAAATATTTTCTGGAGACGCTTTTCAATCTTTGAAAAAGATGGTAGAATGTGAGTATCATATTTTGCATGTATCTACGTTTAGTTTTTGGGCTGCATTCTTAGATACTCAACAACCAAATTCAAAAGTCTTTTATCCAGAGTCTTTCGTAAAAACTCATAGTCCAAACATGATTCCTTATAAAGAATGGAAAACAATATGAACTGCATCTTATACCTTGTTCGATCATCTGATAAAGATGTAGAAGACTTCAATAAGTCTTTGGAATTGTTGGAAAAAAATCTTTTAAAATATACAACTAGTACTGACGTATTAGTATTTGTAGAAGAATCTTTTGAGGAATATAAACCTTTGGTAAATTCTAACGTTAACATTAGATATGAAACGATAGAATTTAAAGTTCCAGATTATCCACAAGAAATCTTGGATCAAATTCCAGAGTTCTTTCCACATCCAACGCACGGTAATGGCCCAATCGAATGGGGACATCCTGGGTTCTCGATGGGATATCGACACATGTGTAGGTTCTTTTCTGGAGAAGTCTATAAACAGAAAGCAGTCCAAGAGTATGAATATTATCTGAGACTTGATACGGATTCTTTTATTCATACTCCTCTTGAATATGATATCTTTCATTGGGCAAAAGAACTTGATGTTTGTTATGGTTACATTGCTCCTGCAGTCCAAAAAGATAATCCAAAAGTAATTGAAGGACTTTGGGAATATGTGAATCAGTTGTATCCAAATGATATTCCCGAAGGATTAATGTTTTATACCAACTTTGAACTTGGAAAAGTGCAGTGGTTCTTGACAAGTGAGTATATGGACTTCTATAATAGTCTTGATGAAACTGGCGGTTTTTACACAAAGAGATGGGGAGATGCTCCTGTAAAATTTCTTGGTGTTAATTTGTTTAAGGAAGAAAACTATGTTCTTCCCGTCAAAGGATTTACTTATCAACATGGAGCAACCTACGAAGTATAATGGATAGAAATAAATCAGTATTTAAACTCAAAAACTTTGGGCCCATCTATTACCTAAACTTGGATGGTGAACCCAATCGTAAAGAGTATATGGAAGAACAGTTTAAGTACTGGGAGGTTGAAAACTATACTCGCATCTCTGCTTATGATGGTAGGGATGATGACTTGAGTGATATTATTTCTGGTAGATATCCAGAAATGATGACTTCTGGTGAAATCGGATGTACTACCTCTCATTTAAAGGCTATCAAACATTGGATGGAAACATCTGATAGTCCTTATGCAGTCATCATGGAAGATGATTGTAACTTAGATCTTGTGAAGTTTTGGAACTTTACTTGGGATGATTTTTATTGCCGCATTCCTTATGATTGGGATGTGGTTCAGATTGCAATTATTTGCACTGGAGATCTTCATGTTAAATTGCATAAAAGATTTGTCAATGATTTTTCTACTGCTTGTTATATTATTAACCGACACCATGCAACTAAACTTTTGAAGCATCATGTTCGGGGAGAAAAATATAAACTTGATAATGGTATGAAACCAAGGCCAGTTGCGGATGATCTCATCTATAATTCTGGTAATACTTACAGTATTCCTTTGCTTCTTTATAAGATTGAACTTGGATCTTCTATTCATCCAGAACATATTGATGTTTTTCATAAAGGAAATCATGATGGTATCCTGAACTTTTGGAGTCAACGTGGTGCTGAGATGAACATTAATGGACTGATGGATTATGATCCCTATCTTGGAAGAGTAGTTGAAAACTCTTTTGTTCAACAACAAAATCAAAGCACTTGACAGAATCTAAAAAAACTGTTAAGATAAATATCCTGATGTAACCGTGCCGCAACTATTTGCACGGTTACTCCTTCGGTGTTCTATGTTAGTAACAACCAAGCATTTAATGGTGCTTCTTCCAACTATGGTGGCGTGATTCAGACTACCTTTAGGTTCTGATATCTTAACATAGTAAGTATCACATAATACAAAG